GCAAGGTACATGATATCCTGACCTTTGATAGGATCCCATGTGCCAAAGTGCTTAGCAAAGAATTGTTCAACTTTCTGATGTGACAAGCCGTTGGCAAACATCTTCTCCGCTTCGATCAGACCTTGCTTAGAGTAATTGCCCATCTGGCTGACTTTCAACTTTGGCTCAATCATGCCAAGATCTGCCAAATCAGTCTTACCCCAAAGACCTTTCTTTTTCCACTGCGTCTTGAAGCTTGCAACGTTAGAAGCTTTCATATTGGCTTTGGGAAAGAGCTGACTAATCTGCGCAGCTAGTCCGGAGTTCGGGCCAGTCTTCCCGGCCTGCAGCATCTTCAGCAATACTTTCTTTGCAGCAGTTTTCTGCGCAGAGACAAATTGAATTTGACTGTTTTTCAAAGCGCCGGTGTTATCCAGATAACCAAGATCAGCAGCTGCATCTTTTGCTGTCAGGATTTTTGGCTTTGTGCCTTCAGGCAAAGGTGTTACCGGCGCCTTTGTTGCAGTGGCATGCACTGTAGACTTAGGTCCTGCAGCACTAAGCTCGCCTTTCTTTTTCATCACTGACTTGGTACTGGCGATTGATGCCTTTGTCGTTTTGGCATCAGGGAACTCAGCCTTGACAGCGATGAGAATGTCATCGCTGTTCATGCCTTGCTTCAGTAGCTCTTTGGTATAGCCAGTGATACCCAGGGTCTGCGGGTTACCGGCAACAAGCCCAGACCCAGGAATTGGTACGCCTGTTGACGGAGGCACTGCTGCATTAGGAAACTTAGCATCAAGTTTGCTTTTAGCCTCATCAATGATATCCCCAAAAGTCAAATTGAAATTTTGAGCAGTCAGACCTTGCGAGGTAATAGGGCTAGGCTTCAAAGCTTGCGCATAGATCTCCGCCGTGACCTCATCAGTGTGAGACATGTAGTAAGAGTAATTCTTAAAGTCAAAGTCGCCCCAGCTATCATCAGCCAAGAGCTTAAAGTCTTTAAGCTTGCCAAGCCCGAGATCATACTGCTTATGAAGCATGTGCCCAAGTTCATGCGCCAAGACTTGTTGAATCTGCACTGGTGAAAGGTTGCCAATCTTTTTCGCACTGATCTGCACACCAACACCAGGCTTATAGTGTGCTATATTCGAGCCTGACAGATCATCAACAACTTGGTACCATGTATTGCCGATTGCATTCTTAACGCCTTCAGGCAGTGTCGCCTGGAAGGTGGCAATCTGACTATTCAGATCAAAGCCAGTATCCTTAAAAGCCTTGCCAGCACCATGAACTGTTTTGATGTTTAGCATGCCAGCCTTTTTCAGGTTGGACTTATACGAACTAATTGATGCCAAGGTTGTACTGGCATCTGGAAACTCGGCCTTGATCTTGGCCAAGACCTGATTGTTATCGAGGCCTTGCAATATCAGTGATTTTGCCTTGAGCCCAAGGCCTGGTGTTTTGACTGCAAGTACCTGGCCAACGCCTTCCGCCTTGAGCTGTTGAATTGTGAGTGTCTTGCCAGAGGCGTCCACGAACTTATCAAGGCTTGCACCTTGGCGAAACAGCTTGGCCTTTTCAGCACCAAGCACCTCGCGCTGAAATCCTTTGGGCTGCTTACGCAACCACTGTTCATACGTCAGCTTTGCCGGTACGCGCCCGACATTAGCCTTGGCCCAGGCGTTGCGCTCAGCAGCAATAGCAGCATTGCGCTGCGCGGCAGTCATAGTTTTCCAGGAATCCCCGGCCTTTGCTCTGGCCTGGGCCCTGAAATCTGCCCGCCTCGCTTTCGGTGTTCGCCGGTCACGCACAAAAGGCCGATCGCCAATAGCTGTGACGCCATCAATGATAGGCGTCATGACTGAGCGGCAGTTGAAATGCGCCGGTGGTCTAGCGCCAGGAGGATTCAAGATTTCTTCGCCAGGAAATTCATTATCCCCGAACGGAACAATCTCACCATCACGTGACTGGCAGATAGGCGAAGTCCGGCCATCAAGGGTGGCAGTCCAACGCAAGCCATCTACAATATCTTCGTTGGCTTTCCAGACTTCCTCGCGTGACTTGTTGCTGACAGTGTTAATTGCAGTTCGCGCCAACGTCTCTGCGTTGCGCTGTGTGGTCTTCAAGGCCGGACGGATCCGCTGTACCAACTGATTGACAGTATCGCCTTCAATCGCGCCGAGAGTGATTGCCTGCGTGAGCCTGTTAGTATCCGCAACGCTCATGTTGTCGAGCCAGCCGTCCAGTTCCAAACCCCGAATCGGGGAATTGGCCAGGGCTTTCAGTCGGGCGTCTGGAACAGAAGCCAGGTCCAGCTCAAATGGCATTGAGCCTTCAATGACTGCCTTCTCAAAGCCGACTTCATTCTCAGCGAGGTCTTCCATGGTGTTACCCATGACTTGCTTCAGGCGCTTGGTAACCTTTGTGCGCTGCTTGCGCACATCAGCAAGCAATGCTTCTAAGCGCTGAGTGCCAGGAGCTGACAGGCCGTTAGCCGTCCGGGCAGCGATCCGCTTGATCAGGTCTTTGTCCGCATCTTCAAGAATGCTGAGAACCTTAAACGCTTCCCCTTTTGAGAAGCGCAAGATGTCAACCTGGTGCCGGACTAATGCTGCTAGGAGGTCGTCGTTGGCCGCCATTTACCTTTTCCTTTTCTGGAATAGGCGGTGCGGTCACGGTGTACTTCGTGACTACGCATCCCTAATCGCTGGGCTGCACTCACCACAGGATTACTCCTGGATGGCTGCGTCGTCTTCGTTTTCGTCGTCGTCTTCTTGCTCATTGTCCGAACCTGGTCCGAACATCGCTGACATCTCGGGGCTTGGTGCCTCGGATTCAAGCAGCGCGTCGTCGTCGTCAATGTCAAAGTCTTCACTCAGCACACGACGGCGCTTGAGCTCCTCAAGATAAGCCTTGCGGCTGATATCCCGTGCAGCGCGAGCTTTGGTCAGAGTGTCAAGGTGCGAGCTGTCTGCCTCACTGAGGCCAATCTCATCACTGTCCAGAAGAATTGATCCGCCGGCCGCGTTCTCAATACCAAGCCACTTGGCTGTGAGCATCAAGCAATTTTCCAGGGCGTCTTTGAAATCAATAGCCCAGACCTGCAAGCTTGACAGGGATTCACTCGTATCCAGCACCCTGGCAGTCACGCCCTCATTGGCAGGGCGTTTCTTCAGGAACTCAGCGCCATAGCTGGCCATCTGTTCTTCAAGGTCTTTCAAATCTTCGCGGCCTGCGCTGATCGCCTGGCCTTGATGTTCCACATAGTAAAACTTGCCCTGTGGATCAGGCATGTGCAAAAAGCTGTGCGGCCCGACAGATACAGGCCCGTCGCCGGTATCATCTTCAACCAATGCGCCCGATGCAGCAAGCAGTGGGAAGCGTGTGACTGTCAAGATGTTGCGCTGATCACTGCCACTCTGCCAATGCGCCACATTGAGATACGCCAGATCAAGCAGTGGAGGCTTGCCATACGACAGGCCATCTTTGGCTGTGTAAAACGTGACAAGCGGAATCTCGTCAATGTCCATGGTGCCTTCATCTGTCAGGCGCCACTCGTATTTATTCTTGCTGACCTCAATCTTTTCCCAAAGCTGCCAGGCCGTCACAAAATTACCGTCCTCATCCATGCCGCGCATCATCACACGGATCCGCTCTTTGACTTGTTCCTCCCAGCCAACAACCTCAACGATATCTTCTTTGAAGCGAATCTGCGTAAGAACTTCTTTGCCGTTCTCCGTGACCGAGTGCATGAAGATCATGTTTTCAGGCGGGATATGAATCCAGTGAGGACGAATACCTTCACTGCGATCCTGTTCCATGGTACGGGCTGAGCCATCTTCGTTTGGCGCCAGGCTGGGCATGTCGACCAGGACATGGGTAAAGGCTTTGTCAACTGCTTCCTTGAAAACACCTCGCGCAAAGGTTGGGAGAGCCGTGCCCTGACCGTCAACATCTTCAAGCAGCTCAACAATCTGCTCAGGCACATCTTCGTCAGGCTGAGGTGGAACCTTGAGCGCCTGACCTGTAAGGTGATCAGAGGTAAGCTCCACCATGTTTGTTAGAACAGCGCGACTGATGCGCTGATCCCAATGGGTATCACTTTCGCGCTCATACTTAGGCAGGAAAGTTTCCCCCTGACTGCGCATTGTCTCAGTACCGCCAAGTAATGCTTGAATCATTACCCAGCGATTCACCATGCTGTTGTACGCCCAAGATGGAGTTGAGACGTCTGCTTCTTTGTTAGCCAATTTGATTCTCTCCAATAAGGCGAAAGATTTCCAGGGAATCCCCGCGAGTATACGCTAGTAGGTGCCTACCCGCACACTCCTATTCTTCCGGCGTATACGATAGCGGGCCTCGTCACCAATGTGGTCTTCAGCATCAGTGTCAACGTCATCAAGGTTCTTATCGTCTCGAGGCAAGCTCGGGACTAGATCTTCAAAGTGAGGGCAGGCACCACGGAAAACAAAAATGCCAGGCTCTTCCCGCGGTCCGTAGTCGGGGCGCTTAGCGTGCTCGAACAACTTGCGCATCTGTTCCCAGCCTTGCACCCTGGAGCCTGGACCCTTGTCGGCGCGCTCCCACCGAACGCCTTCGCGTTCCATATCCCGGGCAATGCAATTCCCGTTCTCGTCGTCCCAGATGCTTGTGTCCGCAGGGCCAGGTTTAACAATGTTGGTCATGCCCCACTTTGCCTCCCTTGTCTTGATACCTTTTGCCACATCCTGGGCCAGCATCTTCAATCCCTCGTTTTCTCGTCCCGACACGCAGCCATACCATTCCCTGATCCTGAACAGATCACCACGGACTGTGTGCATCAGCGGATTGCCTTGCCGGTCAATAGGGTTCTCGCCATTGCTTTGTGCCCACCAGCCCACACTGAATGGTTTGCTGCTGCCCCAGTCAAAGCTGCGATCAATACGCCAGCCACGAGGTATCGGGAATTCATCAACCACATGGATCCTGCTGTCCCACACATCGTCAAACATACCACCAGCCAGGATGTCCCATCGGCCTTCTAGCCAGGCCGCGAGCTCTGACGGGTTGCGCGCTGCAGCCCGGATCTTGTTGATGTAGTCAGGCTCGTTGGCCAGCAGGATCTGATTCTCCTGGATGTTGCCATGGATCGCGATCCGATCAGGCTGGCCATCTTCCCGAACCACGATACCCCGCATCTGGGGTAAGCGGAAGCGCTTCTTGACCCAGTTGTGCCCGACGCCATATGGGTTTGTGGTCGAGCGATACTTCCTGGGCATGCCTGGATGGGAAGAGCGGCAGCAAGACATCATGATTGTGTAGCACTGGCTGTTAGGCCAGGACGTCAGCTCCTCCCAACCGATCCACGGATACTCATGGCCATGGTAGTTCCAGTAATCATCCGGATCTTTCATGTGGCGCAGCATCAGCTGTTCGCCATCGGGGAATGTCCAGGCCGTATCAACCTTGTTGAATGTGGGCCGGGCGCTGGCAGGCATTTGATTGAAGACCTTCTTGCTCTTGGCAATCACGTCTTGCAGTTGCTTGTAGGTTTGGCGGAACAGAATGCCACGCCACGCCTCACCGAATCCTTGACCAGTATGCTGCGCAAAGTCCATGAGCAGCGCATCAGTTTTACCCGGGCCACGAGTGCCTTCGTACAGCGTCTCGAATATCGGGCACATCAGGAATAGCTCCTGGCTGCCAGGTTGCGGCGTCCAGGCGACATGGGTTCCAGGAGGTAAGTCTGCCAGGCTCGGTACGCCTTGGTACGGGTTGGGCTGCGCGGCAATCCTGGAATCTACCTCATCGTAGATCCCAGAAGTGTGGCTGTCATTAAGCGCCAAGGTCAGGATCCTCCGCTTGAACTTCCCACCGTTTAAGCCAAGAAATAAAAGCATGTTCAGAATCACGCATGACGCCAAGCATCTGATGTGGCCTGGGGTCATTGTCATGGGCCATAAGCTGTATAGAATCCTCATTGTCCGTGATGCCGAGGATTACCAACTGCTTGAACCCACGCTCGTGGCGAATCTCGCGCAGGCGCGCAATCGCCTCGTCAATATGGGAATGCCGGATATTGACTACATTGTCATCAGCCATTGTGATCAATTGCCTCGCGGTGTCGCCGCTGTTGTTCCAGAGCAACCTTCTCGAACTCGTCCTGGGTAAGGGGCTTCGGTATCACGATCACGCCGCCACCATGAGTGACCTCGTGCTCAAACTTCTCGCGGAACTTCTCAGGCCGGTTGGCCTTGAGCAACAGCTCCATCATTTTGTCTGAGTAAACGCGCTTGGTGCCAACCATCTCACCATCCTTGTTGAAGACGGGCTCGTCCCAACCCATAGCGCGCTCACTGGCAGCACTTTCCAGCATATCACAAAAGATCTGCTTGGCGTCATTCCACACTTCCGCAAAGGCAGGATCCTCCTTGCGGTGAAGATAGGCAGTATTGCGGTGGGTCCAGCCAGCTGCGAGACACGCAGCGCTGACATTACCTGTCATGGCCAGGGCTTCAATGAACAGGTACTTTCTGGCCTGAAGCCCCTCGTAGCCGGGCTTCTCATAACCTTTGAGGTCCAGCCCCATGCGCACCAGGATTTCCTCCGTCTGCTTGACGGCTTTCTCCAGATGCTGGGGCTGAACCTCGACAGTGGCCAGCTTTTTTGCTGCCCTGGCCTTACCAGATTTTGGTTTGCTCGCCTTCTTCTTCGTCTTGCGCTTGGTCTTGCGCTTCGAGGTCGGAGTACCAGCGGTTGAGGACTTCTTTGCCATTATCACTCCAGCATGCTTCGCAGACATCAACTGGCTGACCAGGCTCAGGAGCATGGAAAGCAATGTCAATATCTTCCTGGCAGAACGCACATACATCGAGGTCGTCTGCCGCTTGACTTGAAGTGACTATAGCATGAGGGAGCCTGCGCTGCCTCCCCTCATTGTAATTTGCCCACTGAAGGTTGTATCCAACCTGCCACACCCGCGAATAGCTCGCATGCAGCTGACTGTCCTCGACTGAGTTCTTGAAGTTGTCGTAGTCGATACGCCCAACCTCCCGCGCCAACACACCGGCAACGTGATCTCTCAGGATGTGGGCGCGATAGTGGTAATCTGCCTCACGATCGATATCCTCCTGGACACCGAACACCCGCTCAATATCCCCTGAACGCCTGGACCTGACCAGCAGGTATTCAGCGTCTTCCCTGTCTTCCACTATGGACAGCCAGGCATCATTCAAAAAGATCCACATGTTATTTCTCCTTTATGTCTTTACGGGTTGGTCCTGCTGGCAAAACCCCACTGTTGCGAGCCTTCCAGATTTTGCCACCACAGGTCGCGCACTGCTTGATCAAATGGCTTTCAGTCTCGCTGTACTCTTCCCAGACGTGTGGGAAGTTCTTCACGCATTTATTGTCTGTTGACACTGCTCTCTCCAGTAAGTTTCACAGGCGCGCACACGCAAACGCCCATTCTGTTGAAGTCGTCGATTTTTGGCTTTTCCCCTTAAAGTTTTAAGGGGCCCTCTATTCAACCACTCAACCCCTCAATTATAGCATGTTTTTGGCAAGGCAGACAGGGCATTTTGAAAAATTTGACCTGTTGAATTTGTATTTATATCAGTAGGTTAGGAGTGAAAACAAGGCAGTCAAAGCAAATGATCAATTCCGTGCATAGGGAGTAGCTATTTTTAGCCTAAAAAAGGCCCCTTATAGCATATTCCCTATGCACGGTTTTGGAGAAATGCCTTGACAAATTAGCCGTGATCATAACTTCATGATCTTCAACCAAGAATATCAAAATTCTCTGTTTCGTCCTCTGCACTGCCTTGACAAAGTGGCAACACGCTAAATCAGGTCCTCCAGGTCCAGATCCGGGTTAAAAGGCTGCCAGGGATAAGGCTGACCAGCCCGCTTGTTGAGATGCTCACGCAACGCCTCAACAGGCCCAAACTCCCAGCCCATGGGACGGGATTTGACCATGCGCTCATGCCTGTATTTATCAGGCAACCGCTTCTTAGCCATTAAGCGGGTATCCCCATCAAACATCTTAGTCAGATGCTTCCCGATAATCGCAGGGTTGAGGTCCCGGTTGAAGAGCTTCGAGTGGGTGCCCTTCAAAGACAACTTAAATCCGTTGATGAAATCGGCGCGAGCTACCAGCACCTTCCCGCCAGTTGCCCACTCATCTTCCCATGCATCTGCATTTTCATCAAAGGTGCCTTCATCCAGCATTGTGATCAGGTACTGTTCGAGCGGTGGAAGGCCCAGGATCATTTGTTCCATCAACGCAGAAGACTTCGGAACCTCCTTGCGAGGATGCCAGTCGCTCAGATCCCGGTGTAGCAGATCATAGAGGAATTTCCCCAGCCCATCATACTCCCCGCTCCGCATCTGCTCATGCAACCTGCCGAAGAATTCCGTGTCTTGTTTACGGGTATTCTTGACATCGAACACCGCGAACCGACGCTCCCCATCAGCCGAGGCGGGGACTGCCCAGTCCGAATTAGTGGCCATGAAGATGTGCAGGCAGTTGCGGCCACGTTCGGCGTTGGTGCCTTTACCCTCATAGGTCAGGTACTTCTCAGTGATCAGTGCTTTCAACCTGGACTCAGCATCTTTATCGCCAGCGAAGAATGCTTCATCAGCAAACAAGCAAACCAGATCGCGCAGGTGCATGTTGAACCGGCCGGCCAGCAATTCCTTTGAAGCGATATGCATGCCATGATCACCAAAGATGTGGGAAAAGTAATTACCCAATGTTGACTTACCCGTGCCTTTGTCACCGCGGAACATACAGGCAACTTCAGCGGGTTCGTAGGGCTTCTGCACAGCATAGGCCATCCAGTTCATCAGGTAATCCCGCTCTTCATTGTTCCTGGTGAGCACTTCATCAATCAGCTCATACAGCAGCGAGCAATCACCGTCAGGGTTTGGTTGAACCCCGAAGCCACGCCACATGTTATAGACCCGCTTGCCTTTGATGATGGGAAACTTATCATCACCGTAGTCAGGCCTGAACTGCACCGAGTCACATTGATTGCGACCTGGCCAATCGAGCCAGGCCTGACCGAGTGGAACCGGTTTACCATCCATCAATACCTTCTGATTGCGGTACCAGTCTTCAAATGCCCGCAGCGTGTAGCGTTGCACGATGGTGCGGTCTTCAGTCTCTTCTTCCCTGT